CGACATTGCACGTCTGGTAGAAGAGGACATGGTAACTCGTCAACGCTACGAAGGATTTGTCGAACTCGTTAATCGTAAGACAGGCAGCATGTATGACGAGGCTAAGGAATCTCTTGCACTAGAAGCAGGTCAGCAACGGGTTATCCGAAGGGCAGCAGAAATCTCAAACCCTGAAGAGTTCTACGAGAAGTACATACTAGACTATGACTCTGGACTGTTTGAAGACATGCGTGAGCGGTTTGTAAAGGGATACATGAAAGAGTTCGACGTCACTGAAACTGAAGCTCTTCAAAACTTCAGTAAAGGTGTTACCTTTATGATCACTAAAGGTCTGATGGCGCGCTCTAAGACAAAGGCAGAAGCCTCCTATCAATTCTTCGACGGAACCACAAGAACGATCAATACTTTCATCAATCCGATAAATCTTGTCAGTGATCTTGAAGACAAGAATGTTTTAAGGACGCTACGTCTTGTCATGGACGAGGATCATATCACGTACATGAAAGAGTTTGGCGAGATGCTTATGATGGCACAGGGAACGTCTCTGGCACGCATGTCTCCTGACGGTATAACCCGAAGCATTAGCCCGAACGAACTTATCAGCCGCGCATTTAACATTGCAAGGGGTATGGTCAGTCCGACATACGTGGGTGCAGAGTTTGCATTCCGTCTGCTTCAAGACGCAGAGGTAAACGCCTTTACTCTAGCTGCAGAAAACAAAGAAGCTAACCGGATTATGCTTCTTCTTATGGAAGACCCAAAGTTGGTATCCGAACAAGACGTAAAGACCTTGTCCACTATAGTAACCTCTGTGGTCATCCGCGAAGGCATACGTCTGGAAAGAGCCGACAACGACTACTTCTTTATGTCACGTGACGAAATAGAGGCCGCTATGGCTTCGACGGACACGGAACGTGCTACGAAAACAGCCCTCGGTTTCAAGCCTCAACCTCAAAGTCAAGGACCAGCACCGACTGTTTTCGGTGAACAAATTAACCGTCTATTTGGAGGACAGTAGAATGATTAAGGCATACGCAACCGGCTCTGTAGTCCGCAAGACTGAAGGGGACTCTGCAGAGGTAAAGAACGAAGAAAAGGCAGATATAGATAACAGTGGTGATCTGTCTAAGTACGAGATAGCTCGTGCTAAAAAAATAGAAGAGGCTATGGCTAAACGTAGCTAGATGACTTCTCTATAATCTCGTCTGTAACTGAATTAACGTATCTTAGAAGGGACGCTATGGAGTGTGCGCCGTCGTAGTTGGGCACTCCAGCGTCCATTTCTTTTTGTAGCTCATCAGGACGGACAGACTGTTTGTTCAGTTCTATGTTACCGTCCTGACGAAGATACACGTTAAATGAAAAGAGATTGGCTTTCATACCTCTCCCCCAAATGCACACTTGTAGGAATAAGCATGAGGTGGCGGAAGAGGTTTAGGCGTAATGAGTATTACTTCCGTCATCTCCATGACCCTCTCCTCGCATTCTTCTTCTGTATAATACGGACCCCATTCATCTTCAAAGTGCATACATGGCCCCTGTGGCATCATAAACGAACACACCACAACTATCGCCTTAAACACTTCGTAGTTCCTTCACAGCTACACTGTAACAGTCGGCCTGTATGTTGTGGTTGTTGTCGGCAATCACTTGCCCCTTCTTGAATAGCTCCGCCTTTTCATAGAATTCTTCTTTTGTCATAAAGCCTAAGAACCACCCCATAGAGTAATCCCCTTTTACGCGAGTAAAGGCGTATACGTCACAGTCTTGTCGTGTGTTATACCGCGCTACAGAACAAGCGTAGTGTGGCTTTGGCTCGACAGAAGTTATCTTAGTTTTTACTTCAACCCGAGTTCCTTCGTCGGTAACAAAGTCATAGTCGTAGGTATTAACCCAATCTCCACCCATAACTTTCAAGGCAATCTGTTCTCCGATAAATCCACCCAACGCACCCGCACCTCGGCGGATAGAATTTTTGAGATGCCCGTCTTTGTGCATGTCCGCGACTTTGTCACGAGCTTTAAGCATCATTTCGTTAGTGATCTTTACGGGAATCATCATGGGCTTTCTCCTGTTGTTTTTTCCACTCTTTAGCGGAAGGGTGATTGCGGTGCGGGGAGAATTGTATCCAATCCTTACCCCGCTTCCAGACCGCTTTGGTTTCTTTCTTAGGCGGCATTGAGATCAACTACCTCACAAACACCGGCCATACATGCTAGCTCACGTGAACCAGAAGTATTGTCTTCTCTTTCGTACTCTGAAAGAGCTTCCCAGTCAATGTTTAATTTTCCGTAAGAAACTTGCCACTCGTTATAGTCATCAGCTTCGATGTCTTGATAGGGTGCCTGCTGATACGTATGATCCGAATGAGGCAAGAAGGATACGCCCGACGCCACATTAAAGTTATCATACACCCACGCGCCAACTTCCATCCATTCATCTTCTTTTACGGTGATAGTGACGGATGGCTTGTGTTCGCACCAGTGAATAGCGTACGTCTTCCACAACTCTAGCTGTTCAATAGCAGTCATTTCATCCCGTGTAACAGCGCCGTCAGGTGCTTTCATGGCAAACGAGAAGACAGTAGTCGAGTCTGGCTTCATCACGTCAGCCTCACTATACACTCCCTGCTCCTTGAGGAACTGTGTCAAAGGGTCTTTGTTATCGCCACGAACGGTACGAATGTAGTAGTCGTTGTGTCTAGCGTGAATGCCGCTTGCAGCGTCCACCAGTTGCGATACAGTACCCGACGGTTTTACACAGGTGATAGCAGCCGACTGTGGAATACCAATCGCGTTTGCGTACTTTAGATTTGTATCCACGGCCACCTGACGCATTACTTTTAACCAGCGAGGAGAGTCTACTGATTTTGAAAGCACCGGATGATCCATGATACCAGTCAAGGAAACGCCTAACAAGCGTTCTTCTTCTGTGTTTTTCTTCCATACGTTTCTCAAGTATTTGAAGTCAGTAAGAGTAGATTGCAGAGTTCCCAAAATCGTCGCAAGACGTACCTTACGCTTGAGGCTATTTAACGTATCGTTCTCGCGAACAACAACTTCTGACAGATTACAGAACTGATATGGGCGCAGGATAATTTCAGAACATGGGTTCGTTCCCCACATGTACCCTGTCTCTCTGCGTCCATTACGAGCTACTTGTTTGTCAGCAGCGTCTCTGTTGAATATGCCTCTCTCGCCTGACTTTGAGTCGTACAGAGCTAGCCACTCGCGCATGAACGTACCCATCTCTGGCTTACCCTTGTAGGCTACTGAATTATTTGCCAGCGCACGTTGCCCCTCGTTTTCCCACCACGCACCAGACTTAGCATGTGCCATCTGATCATCGTTGAGGTTTGACAGGCTAATCAGTGCAGAGCGACGTACACCACCGACAACCACAATCTCTCCAACCTTACACATAAGGTCATGGCACTCGATTGGGAACAAGCGACGACCCTGTGCCTTTTGAAAAAGCTGCACAGTGAAATTGAATAGATCATTCAAGGGTCCGGGACCAGAAGCTCGTCCACCCATAGTCTTTAGGCGTTCTCCTGATGCACGCACATCAGACAAGTCCCACGTAGGTATTTGACCAGCATACAGTAAAGCAATAAGTTCACGTAGAGATTTAGCCCACCCCGGCTTAGAGTCACCGACCTTGATCACAGTATCCGTGTCGTGCATCGCATCGCTAACAACTGGCAGCTTGTCTACGTTCTCACGTTCAACAGAAAAGCCAACTCCGGTGCCACACATAAGAATGTACATGCACTCATCAAAAGCACGGGGATGATCCACAGGAATGTAACTGCAGTTGTAGCCGCAGATATTGTCGCGTGCTAAAGCAGGACCAGCAGTCATCATGGCTCTCATAGAAGGCATGATCTGCTGACTTAGGATAGCGTCTCGCAAGTCTGCGACGTCAGCATCAGACAAGCTAAAGTCATGCTTACCCTTCGCCTGATTAATCATGTACTTTAAGTAACGCTCTACAGTCTCATCCCAGTTCTCACG